CGGGTTTTCTACCGGTTCCCGCGCCCAGAGCTGCCAACCCAAACCAAACTGAGCAGCAGCAGCGGTACAAAGGCAACGGCGGTGTGCGTCGGTGAGATCACGCGCTGTGACCTTTTCAAACGCAATCGCGTTGTTGCGGTTGTCCATAACCGCCTGAGGGAAATACGGCGTGTCGTTGCCGTTGACGTGCTCAAAGCACCCGACCACATAAGCGGTTCCGTCGGGAGATTTCCAGACGTGGCCGGTTTCAGGATGCGACTTAATAGCAAACTGCCAGCCAGGCGCATGGTCATGCAGGAGGTGGGAGACGCGACACCAGTTGATGTAATCGGCGGCGTAAGAGCCAGTGCCTTTGGTTGATACATCAGCCTGCGTGATCACATCCCCAAGATTGGGGTAATCGGTCATAAGCGTGCGGGTGTGTGGAGATCGGCGAGGACGGGCTTCGGCCCTATGCAGAGTATACCCCTAAAAACAAGCAGTGTCTACACCTGTTCAAAATGCAACCCGTTAGCGCGGTGCCCTACATGGATGGCCCTTGATAGCGTCTGCCGTGTCACGTAAATATCCCGCGCTGCTGCGCCCAAGCTTGGATAGATCTTGCCGGTTTCAATGCACCGCACGCGAATCGATTCGTACAGCGGCGAATGCCGCTTAGGGTACTTCCGCAAAATTTCTCTAGCAAGATCCACATCTTCTAAAACCACCTGCAAACCAACCTCATTAACGCCACCAAGACACTCAGGATGATTACGGGCAAACTTCAAAAACTCAGCGCGGCTGACGTAATTAAATGCCTTGCGTTTCCCGTCATGTTGATATGCCTGCAGCGGGTTCTCTTTTAAGCGCTTCCAACCGGCAACGGTGTATCTCGACAAGCCCAACATTTCGCTAAGACGATTAAAGGTATAGAAATCAATTTCAGTGCGGGTTGAGTAACCCATCCGCCTGAGCTTGTGATCGATTGCTTCTTTCGTTCGATCATTGTGGCCATTCATCCGTGCCCATACTCTGTAGCCACGAACAATTCGATGAAACGGCGTTGCCATGGCGTGCTCGGTCAAGAAATCAATCTCCGCCTGCGTCCACGTAACACCGCTCACACGATTTGTCACACTGCATTTTTGGCTGCAGGTTTTCCTTGCTGACGGGCGGCCATTGCGCATAACCTTTACGTCAAATTTCTGCCCGCAGACCTTGCAGGTGCGTGAATACTTGGATCCTTTCACAGTTGATTGATGGTGATCAGTGCGCCTGGTAATTCGCCTTCGCCGGCGTATTGCTTACTGCAGATCAAGTTGACAACCTGGGAATCGTCTTTAATCAAGACGCCCGTAATGCCATCAAGCGTTGACCTGCACAGCTTGTCAAGATCTGGTTTGGTGCTTTTGTAAAACGGTGCCTTCGGCTTAACTTCGCCCTTGCTGTTGTAATGCGCCTTCGGACGCCCAAACAAAAAGGTGACCAACACCGTTACAGGGCCATCGGTTAATGGTTCGCCTGTTTCAAGTGCCGCCTGGCTCACAGCAAAACGCCATGGCTTGACCTTCTTTGATGCTTCCACCATTCGACCATTGCCAACATGGCGCTTACTACCTTGCGGCGCCGGCTCAATGCCCTGAACAGCAAACTTCATTTCGTATGCGTCAGACAACAATTCAAGTGCTCAACTGGCGTGCTCAACTTAATTCCGTTGACGTCAGGGCGCTTGGCCAGCAGCCAGAACAGCAACCGCGTTTGCCAGGTCAGGTTATAGGGGTTGGCCATTAGAGCGAATCAAGCAGTTTTCAAGATGGATCTTTTCGCGTGCTGACTTGTAATACAAGCTGCGTGCCTCTTCTTTGGGGTCAACCGTCAGCAGGTAGCTAGCCAGTTCAGCCACGGCGTCGGTGTATTGCTCTGGATCCCATAGGTCGTATTTGGCAAGGATCGCCTCAATGCAGTCATCTATGGGAGAGCCAGCCATCAGAACTCTGCCTTTGGCAGCGTCACTCTCCAGTATTCTGTTTCGCGCTTTGTGGCAACGCCTTCAAACTGCTCAAGCTGCTGCAGCTCCTTGACCGCATTGCTGTATTGCCAACTGGTCTTGGTGCAGCGGGATACCTTGATGCCGTGAGCCTTGAGGTTGCCGTCGTCATCTTTGATGTCGTCTAGATCGCCTGCGGTATACATCAGGGCGAGATCATCCATAAGACGATCAAGGATTTCTTGATGCCGGGCGATTTCTTGCTTGGTGCTGGCGATGACGCCAAGCAGGGTGTCAGGGTTGGTCATGGCGGAACAAAAGAAAAGCCCCCGAAGGGGCCAGTGATCAGAACAGAAGGCCGAGGCAGAAGCTGACGGCTGCGATCCACAGCGCTGCTGCGATCTGTTCACGTGATTCGTTCACCTGCTTCTCAAGCGTGGTGGTGGTGCCGGCCTGTTCGGTGATCAGCTCTAGGAGCTGCGCCTTGGTGGCACGGTTGAGGTTGGTCATGGTTCTTGTGCGTGGTTGAGGCATCGCTGCCTATAGGGAGTATACCCCTAACTGCACAGGATGTCAATCCTGCAGCCCAACCCACGCCAGAAGCACCATCACGCCAAGCAAGCCGACGCAGATCAATGCCATTACTGGCCAAACAGGATCAGTCATCAAAACTCCGGTTGATTCAGCATCAAAAACGCATCCCTGGCGCCCTGCCACTCAATCACCGCTGCGTCCACATCAACCTTCTGCAGTGTCGTGCCCCCAGGCCGTGACCACAGCACACCAGCCTTCTGTATGTACAGCTTTGGCCAGTGCAGGCTCAGCATTCCCAAGTACCCACCCAATTGCGGGCTCACGTCATACGGGCTGGCATCAGCCTTGCCTTGCGTCTTCAAATCAACCAACACAAGCTGCGTATGGTCATCCTTACGGCGCAGCAGGCAGTCAAAACTCCCGGCAATCTGCCGTTCAACATCCGCCAGCCTGTATTCACATGCAATGGCCTCATAGGTCTTCCATACGGAATGCTCTAATAACGGCTCAATCCATTCGGCGTATTCAGCAGGCCAATGGACAGTGTCACCAGTCGTCAGAAAATCCTCCAACGCCTTGTGTACTGCCTTGCCACGGGGTTCCCAGATGTGCTTCGTCTCCATGATGCGCTTCATCGCCCACGCATCCTTCGTGCCCTTGCAAACCTGCGTCACTGAGTGATTCAGCCACTGCCCCGTCGGTTCCCAGCAGTATCGGTGTGCTTCCTCGTTGAACAGGATCGGGAGTGGCTGTAGCCACCTGGAAGTCTCTAGGGCTGACGACTTCGACGCGCTCTGTTGCTGTGGGCTCATCTCTGAGAAGGTTGCGATAAGGACGGGGTGTAAAGCCAGGAATGCGCTTGGCGTCTTCCATTGTGATGACCCAGCCCCGTGATGGCACGTCTAGATCCTGCAGCGTCCAATGCCCTGCAGCAATGCCACGGCGCAGCAGCGTGATGACCTCTGCGGTATCAAATGCTTTTTTCATTTCGATTCATTTGTTCGTGCAAAATCCGCCTAATTACTGCCGCGCTTGATTCGCAAGGTAACCGTTGCTTTTCAAGCCAGTCACGCATTTCTGCGGGTAGCACAACATTCAGGCGAGGAAGCTTTGAGGGCATGTCAAACCAAAGAAAGTTGCTGATGATGGGCGTGCGTTTTGGCTCCCGCAGGCGCGGAAAGAATAGAAATTGCCATAAAAGAATCTCGACGCCATGGAGTGTTACCTAAAATAATATAGGGATCTTTGAAGTTATTTATAGCGACAAATGGATCTACACCCTTTCTGATTGCCTCAAATAAATCCCACTGGACCAACTGCTTGTCAAATCTGTTTTTGAATTGAGAACTTCTGCCGGTTACATAGATTTTGTAGTCTGGAAAAAACAGGCCTTTTTCAAGCATTATTTGTCGATACTCCTGCTCCCTTTCGGTCAAGGGTTTTTGTCTAAAACGCAAAGAGCCGCGCTCAGGAATTAGTAAACCTATCGACTGCTTGAGTTCATTCAACTCTGATTCGTAGCGGTAAAGAGAGAGGATTTTTCTATGAACGGCAATCCGCTCTTGATGCCTAAGTTGACCATCAATGCTTACTAACTTTCCAAACTCAAAACTTTCTGAGCGCGTGTCGTTCGGCGATTTCTCCCCCACAAATGAAAACTGATGCCATCTTCTGACACCTGTTTCTCTGCCGGGCTGGAAAGGTAGGCACACACGAATAAATGAATCGCTTGGCGGATGAAAGGCAATTGTGCAAATGTGAGCTTTTTTGCGTTTGCCTTCTATAATTCTCGCCTGGGCGATGCAAATGCAATTATCAAAACTCTGCATTGATCTTGCTTGTTAAGTAATCACCGTGGCAACGCTGTGGGTAGCACCAGCAGCCAAGAACTTTCCCTTTTAATTCGTCAAGTCGGTTTTGAAGACTGAATTTGCGTGGAAAGAAGATCTCATAAGAATCGCAGACAGTATCCCTGTCGCCGTCGGCAGGCATTTCAAAAGGATTGCCCCAGTCACTATTGCGATCAATGCGAGCGAATCGTCCGGTGGTCTTTGCCCAATGAATCAAGGCGCGGTCAGTTTCTTGGTGCATATTCGCCACTACCGTTCCGCCGTTTTCAACTATTGAACGCCGATCCAGTTCAGACTCGGACCATTCATATTCAGGCCGAACCTGTTCAACAGCGCGAGTGACAATGGTTTCACTGAGCCTGCCGCCGTTTTCCTCTTTCGCTATTTCTTGAGCCCTGCCAAATGCAGCAACAAGAGTCTCGTCGTCGTTTTTGACGGAAACCAAGGGGCGGAGGTGTGTTTCGGGTAGTTCAGGCGTATTAGGCCCGATCGGGCCTAACTCTTTCAGCTTTGCCTCTACTTGCGCTGCGTTGAGTTGCTTGCGGATGGTTCGCTCGTGCAGCTCAGGGAACTCCTCCATGCAGCAGGCGGTGAAGCTGCGGTAGCCAAGTGCTTTCCAGCCCTTACGGCGGTCTAGGTCGTAAATGCGAGCGCGGACGGTGTTGATGCCTCGCTTGATGTCATCGACTGCCTGGCGAGCCTCCTGCTCGTTCATTTCAGGCGCTGTCGTCAGCGTTGATGTCATGGTTGATTCCATTGCGGTGCCACCGTAGCACCCTTTAGATCTCACGCCACAACCGTTCGCGCTCGCCCTTGTCACGTTCTGCCGGCGCCAGCGGATGAATCACGTATCGGGCAGCTAGCGGGCTCTTGGGGTCATCAGCGCCCACATTCGGGCAGAAGGTCAGGTACAGGCCCTGATCGTCGTACTTGCCTATCGGGTGCCCGTAACAGGCATCAGGCGGGGCTGTGCGGGTCGTCGTGACGCTGTAGCTGACCTGCTTGGTCTTGGTGTCGGCGGTCTGCCAGACGTACTTGCCCTTGTTTTCTGGTGCGTACAGTTTCATGTTGAGTCTCAGGTTGGATTAACAGGGATCAGTCTTCGTAAACCCAGCAGCGGTTTTCCTCGTCCCACCACTTGCCGCTTCGCTGCGCCTTGTGCTCTTCCAGGTACACCTCATACTTTCCATCCCGAAGCCAGCGGAACAGGTCAGGAAGGCTGCCTACAAATTCGCCTGCCGCCTTACGGCGTTTCTGATCGGCGATGGCGTTGTTGACGGCACCAAGCAATCGTTCTTCGCCTTCGTTCTTCACCACCTTTTTCCATTCATCAAACGCCTTCGGCTTGGACTGGGCTGAGACTCGCTCGGGTGCTGACTGATAGGTTTTCCACAGGCAGGCGAACGCCTCGCTGTATTCGACCTTTGCCGATTTTTTGGCCTTTTTACAGCCTATTTCTTTTTTTGTGTCCAATTCTTCCCCCAAGAGCGGAAGATCCAAACAGCCATCAAACCCAACAGCCGAAACAGCCTTCCCTTCGCTGGAAGGTTGCTGAGGCGTTAAATCCTGAACCTGCTTCGTTGGGGAGTTACCTAGAGGTGGTGTCCCCGCACCGACACAGTACGCGGGTAGCTTAGTGTCCCTGTCAACCCCTAGCTCCAGTAGATAGGCGCAAAACATAGGCAGGGACAGGGTTCTCGGCTTAAAACGAACCAAGTCTTCAGCCAAATCATCGGGAATTTGCAGTTCAAGGCGCATCGGAGTTTTTCGGGGTCATCCGGGAATTCCCGGGAAACAACGGGAAGAGATTAGCCATAAAAAACCGGGCTGGCAGGTGCGCCACGGCACACTTCACGATTTCTAAAGGCGCGTTTTCCACAGCTCGCCCGTCTCATTCGCGTCTCATCCTCGCCATTCTCTTCATTTCGGTTTATCCTTTCCTTACTTACTTTTTCCGCAAACTTGGCACGCTCAACTGCTGCCGAAATTAACTTCCGCGTTGACACCATTTACGGTCTTTTAACCGAAGGACAATCGCGTGGTCAAATCGTGCAATTCTGCGCGAATCAATGGAACCTGAAAGATCGTCAGGCTGACGAATACATTCAGCGCGCAAGAATTCGCCTTGAACAAGATGCTGATATGGCGCGTCCTGCTTGGCTCGCTGAAGCCCTAGGTCGCCTTCGTACCTACGAACAGTCCGCTTACAAGCGCGGGCAAACGCAGGTCGCCATCAATTCAATCCAGCTCCAAGCCAAGCTGATCGGCTTTGATCTATGAGCCTGCTGGCCAATGCACCTGGCGGCAACCTGCTGGAACCACCATCGTCACAGCAGACAGGGCCAAGCACCGTTGAGGCTTTAGCTCGCATCCGTGGCACCTTGCTGCCGCATCAGCTGGCCTTCTGCGATGACACGGATCACCGCAAACTGGCTTTGGTCTGCGGGTTTGGTGCTGGCAAGACGCACGGGCTGGTTGCCAAGGCTGTTCATATGGCAGCGCTCAATGTTGGTTACGTCAGCGCATTGTTTGAACCTGTTGCGCCAATGCTGCGTGACATTTTGCAGCGCACGATGGATGACTTATTAGAAGAGTGGGAAATACCGTTTGACTTCCGCGTCAGCCCGCTGCCGGAATACACGCTTCATTTTGCTGAAGGCAGCCACACAATCTTGCTGCGCACGATGGAAACATGGAATCGCATTCGTGGGCAAAACCTCTGCGCTATCGGTTTTGATGAAGCGGACACTGCCAATAAGCGCGTAGCAGAGCAGGCCACACGTATGGCCCTTGCCCGTCTTCGTGCTGGCAATGTGCAGCAGTTCTACGCCGCCACCACGCCTGAAGGCTACGGCTGGGCGTTCGACACCTTCGACCGCAACGCTGGTGACGATACGGCGCTGATTCGTGCTCGCACCATGGATAACCCATTTCTGCCCGATGGGTTTGTTGACAGCTTGATGGCCAATTACCCGCCGCAGCTAATTAAGTCGTATCTGGAAGGGCAGTGGGTCAACCTCAACACCGGCCAGGTGTATGACCGCTTCGATCGCAGTAAGCACGTTGTAGCCACCGTCGCTGATTTCAGTCGCGAACCATTACGCATTGGCGTTGACTTCAACGTTGCCAATATGTCCGCGGTGATTGGTGTGCGCAGTGGCAACAGACTGACGATTGTTGATGAAGTCGTTGGCGCCCATGACACCGATTCGTTGGCGCAGGAAATCAAGCGCCGTTATCCGCACCACCGCGTTTACGTCTACCCTGACGCCTCAGGCGGCAATCGCTCCACAAACGCCACCAGAACTGATATTCAAATCTTGGAGTCCTACGGATTCAGTAATCAATCAGGGCGGTCAAATCCTGCCGTTCGTGATCGGGTGGCTGCTGTTCAGGCTTTGTTGGAGAATGGGAAAGGGGAAATCAGGATGAGCGTCGCCCAGGGCTGTAAGCGCCTGATTGAGTGCTTGGAGCTGCAGAGCTGGACGGAAAAGGGTGATCCTGACAAGGAAGCTGGCCATGACCATATGGTTGATGCACTGGGCTATGTGGTCTGGCGTGAGTTCAACCCGCTGCAGGCGAACGCGGGTCGTGGCACGGGCATCAGGCTATATTGATCGCAACGGCGAAGTCCCCTGCCGTGTACTGCTGAATGGCAGTCAGCTGAAACTGAAGTCGGGCAACCGCTGCGGCGATCCGAGGGATGGTTCAGACTCACATGCGTCGGGCAGGAGAGCCTCCGCTTCGGTGGGGGCTTTCTTTTGCCTGTTGACAGAAGGCAGGGGTATACCCCATAATTAGGGGACAGGGGGCGACCCCACCACACACGGACAAATGAAAACCGCATCCACTTGGGATATTGTTTGCGCCGCCAACCAACACCTTCGCTCCAGCGGCCAGGCATTTTGGATTAACCAGTTCATGCCCGAGACCTACGAAATTTTGACCGCTGATCAATCTGGTACGGTTTCGGCAAAACGCAGAATTGGCAAAACCATGAACGAGCAGCAGGTGCGCCTTTTTATTCAGCAAATCGTTTACGCCTGATCACACCGCCCCTTCGGGGGCTTTTATTTGTGCCGCTACCGTTAAGCCGCAGCATTAACACCATGGCTAAGCACCTCTGGCACGACCTTCAAGGCGCCTTTGATTCCGCCATCGACGCTGACGGTTCCTACGAATTCAACCTCGCCGCGGCCGCCATGCTCACCGCTATTCAGCAATGGCTATACGACGAAGGCTTTGATGATGCCGGTGATTCCCTTGATGAAGAGATCCTCACCGCTGAAAACGAAGGCTGACCCGGCCTAAATTCAACCTGCTGGGTCGGTTCTAACCGTAAGGCTGAACGCCGTGTGTGGCGGTATCGGAGGCCCAGCCATTATTTCCGATTAACCTAGAGCCATAGAATTTGTGCATGACTAGGCGCGAAAAATGACTTACACCGGTTTCAGGGCATACGACCGGAACCTGGCAGCGCGCCAAGCAACGCAAGTGCAGGATCCCAATGCTGCGTGGTCTGCACAGGAAGAGCATTGGATTTTGATTGAAACCCTGCTGCAGGGCACTTACGGCATCCGTAAAAAGCACCGTCGTTATCTGCCGCAGGAACCTCGCGAGCAAGACGACGCTTACGACAACCGTTTGGCACGTTCTGTTCTGGCGCCTTATTACGTCAGGCTGGAACGCATGTTGGCCGGCATGTTGACCCGTAAGCCGGTGCGTCTTGATGATGTAACTGATGTTGTCCGTGAACAACTGTTTGACGTTGATCTTCAAGGCAACGATCTAAACATCTTCACGTATGAATTAGCCCGCAAGGTTGTGCGCTACGGCCACGCTGGCGTGCTTGTTGATTTCCCTTCCGGCGAAGACGAATTCCAAAACATCACTGATGCCGGATCACTGCGTCCGTATTGGGTTTGCTACACCCCGCGGGATATTCTCGGCTGGCGCTTTGAGCTAGTCAACGGCGCACAACGTTTGACTCAACTGCGCTTGATGGAGCGTGTTGTCGTTCCCGATGGTGACTACGGTGAAAAGTACGTTGAACAGGTTCGCGTCTTAACCCCAGGCGCGTACGAACTGCATCGTCGTGATGATGAAAAATCTGATTTCACCATCGTGGCAGAAGGCACAACAAGCCTTGATTACATTCCCTTTGCCGTTGCTTATTCCAATCGTGTTGGCCTGCTTGAATCTCGCCCACCGCTTGAAGATATTGCTGAGCTAAACCTCAAGACCTATCAAATCCAGAGCGATCTGGACAACATGTTGCATATTTCTGCGGTACCTTTACTAGCTTTTTTTGGGTTCCCGTCATCTGCCGAGGAAGTAAGCGCTGGCCCTGGTGAAGCAATCGCATTCCCCGCCGAAGGAAAGGCTGAATACATCGAACCCAGCGGGCGCAGTTTTGAGGCTCAATACCGTCGCCTTGAACAGCTTGAAGCTCAAATCAATCAACTGGGCCTATCTGCTGTGCTTGGGCAAAAGTTGAGCGCAGAAACAGCTGAAGCCAAGCGCATTGATCGCAGTCAAGGTGACAGCACCATGATGGTGATCGCCCAGCAGATGCAAGACCTGATTGATAACTGCCTGCAGTTCCACGCTGATTTTCTTGGTCTGCCGCAGGCTGGCAGCAGCTATGTCAATCGTGACTTCCTTGGCGCACGTCTTGAACCCGCTGAAATCACCGCGTTGCTACAGACTTACACCGCTGGTGTAATCAGTCAGAAAACACTGCTTGATCAGCTCGCACAAGGTGAAGTGCTTGGTGACGACTTTGACGTTGAGGAAGAACTTGAGGCGACACAAGCCGGCGGCCTAATTGAAATGGGCGGTCCTGAAGCCATTGGCACTGAAGATGTTGTTGGCGAGGAAATCCCTGCTGACGGACAATGACGCAATCAGGCGTAACGCCACGGCTGCTGAATGTTGAGCAATTTAAGCGGCGGATTGACCCCAATCAACCCATTGCCAACATTTACCGAAACGCGATTGATCTCAATCGTTTCAGCAATGCTGTCGCCAAACAGATCATTCGTGATTACAACAACATCATCCTTAGTGCCGTCGATGACCTGAAGCGCATTGATTTTGGTCAAGCTACTGCCGGTGCCGGTATCGTCAGCCCTCAATCAGTACAAGCGCAGCGGCTGCGTGTAATCCTTGCTCAACTCAAGGAATCACTTGATGGCTGGGCAGGGCGCAGCACCTTGTACCTGACCGGTGAATTGCAGGGCATTGCCGAGCTGCAAACTGAATTTGTGACGGAGCAGTTGAAGCTTGCCATTGAAGGTGGTCGTGTTGGTGCTCGCGGTATTGAGCCAAGTGTGGTCGCTGAGCAGGCTGTCCGCACTGTTGAAGTAGCGCCTAATTTCGCGGCCAGTGTCGCCGCGGTTGATCCGACTGATTTGAATTTCACGCTGCCAGGCACAGGTCAATTCAACCTGACCGCCGCTCAAGGCACTGCCATCACATTGCCGAATGGTGAGGTGGTCAACAAGGCATTTCGTGGTTTAGCTGAATCGCAGGCGCAACGTTTCAATGCTGTTGTTCGCACTGGCATCTTGACCGGTGAGCCAACACCGCAGATTGCACGGCGCTTGATTGGTCGGTTGGATTTTGGCGAGCTTGCCAAGACGGCACGGCAGCAAGCACTGGCCGGTGGTGAACTAACCAAAATGGCTAACCATCAGGTATTGACTTTGGTGCGTACCAGCGTCAATCAGGTCAACAATGCCGCGAGCCAACAGGTCTACAAGGCAAATGAAGACGTAACGCAGAAGTACAAATACTTAGCCACATTGGATAGCCGCACCTCGGCCATCTGCCGCAGCCTTGATGGCAAAATCTTTGAATACGGCAAAGGCCCTGAACCGCCGGTGCATTTCAACTGCCGCAGCACCACCATCGCGGTGATTGATTACAAAGCGCTTGGTCTCCAGCCACCCGAAGAGGTGCTGGAAACACGCGGCACAAGACGTTCGGAAGGTGGCGGCGCTTCTGCTGAAACCAACTACGGCCAGTGGTTGATGGGCAAATCGCGTGAATACCAAAAAGATGTATTCCGCAGCGAAACCCGTGCTGCCTATTTCAGGAAGCTATCGCGTGAATACGGCCCGCAGCAAGCCTTGTCGCGCATGGTGCGTGAAGACGGCAGCGAGGTGACACTGAAGCAACTGCAGGAAAGTTACGGCAAGGTTCGGCCCGCCTAAGCTGACCTTATTCGCCTTGTCGTGATGCCACTCAAGAAAGGCCGAAGCAAAAAGGTCATTCAAGAAAACATCCGGCGTGAAATTAGCGCAGGTCGTGACCCCAAGCAGGCCGCGGCTATCGCCTACAGCAAAGCCGGCAAATCCCGCAAACCTCGCAAGAAAAAGTGATGGCCATTGGCATCGGTTCCCGCGTTAGCTGGGTTTATCAAGGCACTCGCACCTATGGCACGGTGGTCGGTAAGGAAGGAAAGCGTGGCACCGTTCGCACTTCCAGCGGCGGTTCTGTTACTCGCGTCGGCAGTGATGCTGATCCAGTGCTCAGGATTAAATCGGAATCTACCGGCAATCCAGTTCTTAAAAAGCGATCAGAATTGAAAGCGGCACCTAAGAAAAAATGAAAGGCCGCATCTGGGAAGGCAGCTGCACTTACCTCAAGTGCTCCGATGGTTTGATTGAAGGTCGTTTTATGTTCCCGGTGCCAAATACACCGGAATCACTTGGCGCCTTGATGGGCAGGCTGGCCGAAGGCGTTGAAGTGATTATTTGCACCGAGGATGACGAGGAAGACGAGGAAGACGAGGATTAACGCTTTTCTTCCTGGTGGATGCGGTCTTTTATCTCGGCCACGTACTTACGCAGCGCGTTGGCATTGTCAGCATGCCACCTATCGCCGGTCTTTAGGTATTCCCGCGTATGCAGGTCGATCGCTTTTATCAACTGGTAGATCACAGGGTTCCACGGCTCACGTATTGGTGTATCCCATTCACGCCGCGACATGACGTGCAAAAAGCAGCGTTTACTTATACACTTTGATGGTAAACCCTACGGGTAACAATGTCTGACGAACAACTGCAGGAAGCTACGCAGACTGCAAGTAATGATGAACTTGAAGCTCTCAAGCGCAGCATCGAAGGCCTTGAGCGCAAAAATTTTGAACTGATCGGCAAGCTTAAGGAACAAAAGGAAAAGGCATCCACCGTGCCCGATGGTGTTGATGTCAAAGAGCTAGTCGAATTCAAGCGGCGCAAAGAACAGGAAGAGCTTGAGTCAAAGGGCAAATACGATGAAGCCCTCAAGCAGTACGCGCAACAATTTCAAGAGCGCGAGGAAGGCTACAAGAAACGCATCGCTGAACTTGAATCAAAGCTGACCGTCAATCAGCTAGACAATCGCGTGGTGGCAATCCTTGCCGAGCAGGGTGCCCACAATCCGCATGATGCGTTGCGCTTGGTGCGTGATCAACTGAAGCTTGACGAAAGCGGCAACCCGGTAGCGGTTGATGGCTACAACGAAATCCCTGTTGATCAATGGGTGAATCGCCTCAAGGAAGAGCGCGGTTACCTGTTCAAGGCACCAACCATCAAAGGTTCTGGCGCGCCTGTTGGCACCAAGGCATCGAGCACGCCAATTGCACCTGGCACCAAAAACCCGTTTAGCCGCGAGCATTTCAACCTCACCGAGCAGTCCCGGTTGTTCCGTACTGACCGCGATTTGTATGAGCGCTTGAAAGCTTCAGCAAACAATGCTTAATATGTAACCGTTAGACGCGAATTGGCTACGCCGTCCGTCATTGGGTTACGCCCACACCGTAAACAATTTCTGGTACTGACTCATGGCGACTCTTCGCTCTGATGTCATCATCCCCGAAATTTTTACGCCGTATGTGATTGAGCAAACCACCCAGCGCAACGATTTTCTTGCCAGCGGTGTTGTTCAGCCTCT